CCCCACATTAGGGTTACCCCGATTGGCTACGGGGACCCTGTTGGACACGATCAACCCGGGTTGACAACCCAAGTATCTCGAGGAGGGAGAGAATGTATCTCACCTTTCCGACAGTCCTGCTCGCAATCGCGAAGCGACTGCGAGGAAATACGATTGCTAGCATAATACAGCCAGCGCTCGTACGCGTCGTCGTCCGACACCAAATCCGATCGCGACCGTGGTACGAGTCTTAAAGACTCGCCATGACCGTAATCAGGATTAAGGCGTCGAGGTCCCAGTCGTGTTGAGCTTGCCTTCGGTATACGAAGGGGCCTACACGGCCTGGAACGCATCTGCCAGTCGGTCGGACTATCCGATGCTAAATCAATAGCACCGGGGGGTCTCGACGGATAGCTGGAGCCATCGAAAAGCTCACACCACTCTTCTATAGAAGGGTAATGGAACTTAGGCGTACCATACCGAAGTAGGGTGGCTACGAGATAGTATCGTAGACAACCCGAATTCGTATAGTACGCTCGATTGGCCATTTCAGAGATCCACGACGCTGATGCTGAGGACAGCCGCGTTAACGGTTCGAACTTCCGGCGAGGAAGAGCGACACCGCTAATATCTAAGCCTTTATAGGCGAAGATACCACACGCCTCCCTGAAGTGCCCGGTCCAGTAGGATTTATCCTTATTCGGGATAAATCCAGTGGATTCGAGTAGATCAAGGAGATAGGGGGCGGCTGACGAACTAATGACTATGTCATCGCCGTATACCCTCAGCACCTGGTCTCGACTAGGTAGACCGGCCCTTCTTAGCGCCAGAACACCCAACGCTGTGAAGCAGATCGATTCAATGTCGAACGTCAAGCGTGACCCCATAGGGGCATACTTGTTGAGCGGCACGATATCGTCAGCTACACGAGCATAGGGCGATCGACACGCTAACAGCCACCGCGTGACGTTAGAGGGAAACCAGGCTAACACATGATCCATAGCAACGCAATCGCTTGCTTTGCTGAGATCAATTGTGGCAAGGCTTCCATCCCGAGAACCTAATACCGCCAGTGTTCGACTGGCAGACTGATTCTCCGGGGTATAGTAACGTCGCATCGGCCCACTACTGATGACAGAGCGTAGATGATCATCTACAGCAGATTGCCACCAATTGAGGGCCGCCGGCTCCATAGAAATCTCACGGAGAGACAGTGCGTTCTTGGGGACTTGCGTCCACTTCGAACAAAACTGATAATCTCTAGAGACCTCGAGCGGAGCCAGGTGACATATCTGAGGACATTCGCGAACGGCCAAGCTTGCTAACGAGAGGGGGACCTTACGGAAAGAAATCTTTCTGTTGAGGTCCTTACCTGCGTCAGCGGTTGAGCCGGACGTGTAATATCCGGCTGGGAAAAGGGACGGATCCCAATTCTCAAGCCACCCCGATATAATAGGTAATATATCGGAGGTCAGACTGTTCACCATCGCGGAAGATCGTGTAGACAACCAGGT